GTGCAGTAGGGCATCTACTCCCCCTTCTTCTTCATCGGCTCTGCCGGGGCCGCCGGAATTACCACACCGACCACCAGAAGCGGTGCGGCCTGATCTTCCGGGAGCTCCACCTCCGCCCCGGGCTCGTAGCGCCGCTGGTCGTGTTCGAGGGGTGTTTTGACCTGGTATTTCGGCATCTCTCTTCTCCTCTTTCCCCTCACCCCCGGCCCCTCTCCCGGAAGGGAGAGGGGAGCCGGATGCCCATGTTCCCTTACCCTCTCCCCCTGGGAGAGGGTGGACGAAGGCCGGGTGAGGGGTTATCCCGGTCCCTGGTCCCCGGTCCCCGGTCCCGGTCGTTACGCCACGGCGTTTTTGAACAGGTAGCCCAGATCGTTGGCGCACATGACCTCGGCCACCGAATCGGCCACCTTCACCATCTGGGCCCCCCGGGCACCCACCGAATTATCGAACCACTGGTAGGCCTGCTTGCCGAGGAATTCGGCCGTAAACCCGGCGGTGGTGCCGATATTGGCCGCTGCCCGGTCCCGGTAGAGGAGCACGCAATCCTTCCCCCAGGCCCGGGAGAGGGTCGCCGTCTGTCCCTTCTTGGCGGTATTGACGAAGGCCTCCCCGACATAGACCGCCTCAAAGCCCAGGAGCTGGGCCAGCTGGTCGGCCATGACCGCGCCAGAGGTGGCTGCGTTGCCGAAGACTGCGCCCACGATCTTCGGGTGCTGGCGCAGCTTGGTGAATGCCTGGGCGCCGATCACCATCACGTTGGGGCGGAGCAGACAGCTGTCGGCCGCCGCAAGGATCGCATCCAGCGGATTCGAGTTGGTGAAGTCGCTCCACTGGCTGGTACCCGAGAGGGTCGCCTGGTTGCCGGCGGCCCAGTTGGCGGTATTGGTGAGCAGGCTCGCGGTCCGCACCTCCCGGTGCAGCTCCAGCAGGCTCGTGATGTACTCGGTGGCCACCGCCAGCGGGTCGTAGTTGGCCGGGGCGTTGTCGATGTCCGCCTGGGGCACCGCGTCCATGAGGGCGTAGTCCACGCAGATCCCGGCGGTCTCGGTGGCGCCGATCTCCACCACGTTGGGCTGGCTCTTGCGCCCCACCTTGGTGTCGGGGATGGTGAGCTGGTCGCCGGAGTTGAACTTCATGTACTTGAATTCCTGCTTGCCCACCGGCACCCGTGGGAGCACCTCGTCGGCGATGAGCCGGCGGTTCTTGTAGCTGATGGCTATTGCGGTCAGCTCGGGGCTGACGGGAAATGGCGCTGTAGGCATTTCTCAATCTCCTTTCAATGGCCGTTCAACGGCTGTTATCCCTGCATCGAACCGGGGGAGAGGAGCACGCTGCCGATATCTCCGGCGACTCCACCCGCCATGGCTATCCCTATGATCCGGACGTTGCTCCCCGCCGCCGGTGCCGCAGCAACGGCCTTGCCGTTGGCGTCACTGGTGAGCAGTGCCCCGCGGGTCACGTTGCCGCCGTACTCCACATCGGCCGCCCCGGCCATGATCACATCCACCCGGCGGCCGCTCTCGGCCCCCAGGGCATCGGCCACGCCGATGAGAGAGTCGGTGGCGGCAGCTCCCTGCACCACCGTGTCGTCGTCGGCGCCGAACTTCACGATCCGGTATTTCGTGATCGCCGCCCCTGCCACAAACGATTTGGTCAACATCGGGTTATTCATCTGATCCTCCTCTCGAAATCCGGCCCACGGCCTCCGCGAATGTCACATGCACCCCCTTGCGGTGCATCTCCTCCACATACTCCCGGGCCTTGCGGGCCATGGCCTCGGGGGTCTTTTCCACGGGGCCGCCGGCACGCTCCTTCGTGGCCCGCTCCCCGAAGGAGACCACTTCGGGGAGGGCCCGCAGGCTCTCCTGGTAGACCTCCAGGGGGGTCTTCGTGACCGTGGCGTCCCCCTCCCGGAACTCCATGGGGGGCTGCTCCGCCAGCATGTGCATGTGGGCGATCACCGCAGGCCGCATGGCCGGGGTGATCCTCGTGGCAAGCGCGTCGCAGAACTGGGCAAACTCCCGCTCCCGTGCCTCACGGCGCAGGCCCTGGGCCTCCTCCCGCAGCTTCCGGTTCTCCTCCTCCAGGGCCGCGATCCGCTCGCCGAACTCGGTGATCCGTGCCGTGGCCTGGTCGAGCTCCACCTGGAGCTCCTCGGCTTTCTTCATGGCGTCGTCCTCCTCTGTAAATAACTGGGGTGCCGGCATGGGATCAGGGTCTGCAATGGCCTCCGGCGGCGGGGCGGTCAGCTCCTCGATCTCCCAGTCGGCCACCACCCGGTCGGCCTCCTCCACCCCGGCGGTACCGATGAGATACTCCCGCAGGCGGCGCAGCACCCGCCCCACGGTGGACATGCGGTAATCGGAAAAATCAATGGTGATGGCCTGGTCATCGGCGCTGAAAGCGATGTCGGCCAGCCCCTTCACCGCCGGGGGCATGGCCCCCAGGAATCCCACGTGGCGCAGAGTGAGATCAGGATAGAGGGAGATGCTCCGCTTCTTGTACCTGCCCGCCTTCACCATCTCCTGGAATTCGGGCATCACCTCGCGGAATTTCGCCAGCAGGGTCTTCCCCTCCCGCTTCAGGGCCTCCACCCAGCCGAATGCCGGGGCGTTGTCGGTGGGGTGCCCCACCACCACCGGCGCCTCGTGGCGTGCCGGGTCGTAGCGCTCCACGATGGTGTCCAGGTCCGCCTCGGTCCATTCGCGCGTATTGCCGGTGCTGTCGGTCTGCCGACCGGCCCGGAAGATCTCGATCCATTTTCCGTTCATGGGGGCCTCCTTGTACTTGGCCCACCATAACGTGTTGCGTAAAGACTTGATACTAAAGGGATTTAGGGATTTCAGAGGTGATTGATCACCTGATAGAAAAACTCGGCACTGGCCACATCGGGGGCGACGATGGTCCGGGGCCGAATCCGGAACCGCATTAAAACCCGATTTAAAAATCCCCAGGATCGGTTTTCTGGTCTCACCCTATACCTCACATACCCCCGATGGGCTGCGACGGCTTACAGGGCAATTCAGGGCGTCATGAGTTCCCCGATGATGGCCAGGGCCTCGGCCTCGTCCTCGCGGCTCATCCCCAGGTAGGGACGGGCGGGTATCCGGGCCCTGTGCTCCGGGGCGCTCCCCAGCTGGTGGACGGCCCCGTAGATCTTTGGGGTCCCCACGGAGAGGATCCCGCCCCCCTCCACCTCCCAGGAGATGCTGTCCCGCAGCTCCCCGGTGTCGGTGAGGATCTTCTTCCGCTCCAGGTACTCCCGGAACCCCTTGAGCTGCTCCCCCCTCTTGCCGTGGGTGGGGCGGTATTTCCCCCGGGTGCGGTAGCGGCCGGGCCGGTCGTATATGAGGGGGCGCCATTTGTTCCCCTCGGGGTCCTCCTCCCGCTCGAACCGCTCCCCGGTGGAGCGCACCAGCCGCTCGCCGATGGCCTTCAGGGCCGGGGCGGGGTTCCGCCCCCTGGCGATCAGGGTCCGCAGGGCTTCGGTCACGGCCCTGTTGTCGATGGTGACGGTGATGATGTCGGCCATTTGCTTTTCCACCCCGATGTGGTAGTCTGTATCCAGAGGATTCGCTGCCGGTCGATCGGCAACAGGCTGCCGACGCCTTCGGGCCTGCCCGATGATGAGCGCTAGCGGGAGTGCCGCCCCGCAACCGGTTCAGCGGATCCTTTCGTATCTGGCCCTGACCTCCCGGGCCGCCTTTTCGTCGGACGTCCCGAACAGGGTCAGGAGGAAATTCTCGTCCCTGCCCCCCGTCGTCTTCACCGCGGCCCGGTAGAGTTTCCCGTCCAGCATGAGGTAGATCAGCCTCGTATCCCCCTGCCGGTACACCTCCCCCTCGGAGAGCACCCGCTGAATCTTCCGGTAATCATCCAGGCCGATATCCTGGTGTTTCTCCAGGTGATCCTTGAGAGACTTCGCGGAAAACCACACGGTCTGGCTCCGGGTCCCCAGGGCCGCCCGCTCTTCCGGCGACAGGACCGCCACCGGGAAATCCCCCGGCAGCTCCCCCGCGATGAACGCCTCGAACGCCGGCCCCTGGAGGTACTCATCCATCCATTTGCGGGCGATGTCGTGGGGGAGTGTCTCGAACTTGTCCGCCAGCACCCGGAAGGACCGACCCGCCGCCTCCCCCACGTTGTAGTCGAATCCCTTGTCTATCCCCACCGGGGCCCCGGTCCGGGGGTCGATGGGGGAGGGTGGAGCCGTGTCCGGGCCGCTCTTCCCCATCCGCTTCAGGTCCCGGGGGCCGGCGCTGAAGACCTTGCAGCGGCACCCCCAGCCGTTTTGCGGGTAGTGGGTCTGCCACCACGGATCATCGGCCGGCAGCACCGTGCCGTGCCACGCGAGGTGGTGGGGCCGGGGACGGAGGCTGTCGCCGTGGCGGTATTCGAGATACGGGTAGATCTTCAGGAGGTCGGGGTCGGTCAGCTGCTTCCAGCGGCCGGCGTTGTAGCTCTGCCGCACGTTGGTGGTGTAGATTACCTCGCTGCGCCAGTTGCGGCCGCCCTTGTAGCTCCAGCCGTGCTTTTTCACGATGGTATCGAAGTCCTTGCGGAACTCCCGCAGCGGTATCCCGTCCTTGATGGCCCGCTCCACCGCGGCGCGAAAATCGGCCAACAGCTCCGCCTTCATGGCGCCGGCGATCATGAACCCCCTGGCGTGCTGCTCCCGCCATAAAGCATCCCACCGCTCCGTGGGGATGTTGAGCTTCCCCCGGAAGAACGCGAGCTGCTCCTTGAACGGTTTTTTCAACTGGGCTTCAATGGCCATGGAAAACCTCGGGACCGGAGACCGGGGACCAGGGACCGGAAATGTCAAAGGCTGTCACTCGGGCCATCATATCCCCGCCTCGTCTTTCGCTTCGGCCATCCCGGCCAGCTCCGCCGCGGCCAGGGCAAAGGCCATGAGCGCCCCCAGCTCTGCCGCCGGCAGCCCGTCAAAGGCTTCGGCCACGGCGTCCCGCAGCTCCTCAAGGCTTGCGGCCTCCTTCGTCAGTTGCCGCAGTCGGTCAAGCCACGGATCGGTGGCGGTCATGGCCTCGGTCCCCAGCCGCTCGGCGATCATGTCGGCAGGATCAGAGGCCGAAATGGCCCCCTCGGCAAAATCGTTCGCCTTTCCCGATCCCTGGTCCCCGGTCCCTGGTCCCAGTTCCTCCAGATCATCCTCCTCCAGGTTGTAGGTACGCAGGAAATAGGCCCGGGACAGCTTGAGGCCGCTGGTCAGCAGGGCGGCGGTGAGCTTCTCGTCCCGCTGGGCCTGGGGGAGGTCCACGTCCTCCTCCTCCCAGAGGCTGAACTCCGGCAGCTCCCCGGTCCCCCAGTTCAGCTCGAAGATCCAGCGGATCAGCTGGTTCATGGTGGTGCAGACGAGCTTCTTGTCGGCGGCCTTCAGGTCGTTGCGCACATCCCGGGCGGCGTCCTCCCCCCCCAGTTTGCCGCTGGTGGATTGCCCCGCCCCGGCGTGCCCCAGCATCACCGTGGTGATGGCAGTGTTGGCCTCGGCGATGATGTCCCGGAAGAGGGCGCTCGATGCCCCCTTGCCGGCCACATCCTTGAGCTCCACGGAACTGTCGTCGGGGATCACGGCGATGGCGTCCTGGATCATCTGCTCCAGCATGGCGGAGAGGTCGTCCATCTCCTCCTTCGTCGCCCCCCGGCGGATTTTGCCCACGGCGAAGGCCTGGCCATACTTCTCGGCGAACTGCACCCAGAACCGCCACCCCCCCTTTTTGAAGGTGACGGGCCAGAAACAGGAGCTCAAAAGCCCCTGACCGTAGGGGTTGGCGTAGCTGGCGTCGGAGGTGGGGCAGAGGAAGGAACGGGGGGGGAGCTCCTCACCGGCGGGGCCGCTGGAGCGGGAGCGGAACCGCAGGGCGTTGTCCGTCCCGAAAATGAACCACTCCTGGGGCTTTGCGACCACGTCCCGGGGGAGGATGAGGCCGTCGCGGCGCTCCCAGATGATCTCCATGGGCTGATAGCCGTAGAGGCGGCACTGGAGTATCTCCCCCATGATCCGCTGGATGTCGAGCCGCTCCCTGAAGAGCTCCCCGATGATCCGCTCCGGGGGGCTGTCGGCGGTCTTCACCTCCCGGTGCAGCTCCCACTCCAGGGAGAGGGTCGCCCCCTTGCGGTTGGCCCAGGATCCGGCGACCCGGTCGTCGGTGAGGAGATCCCGGTAAACGGACACGTCCCGCCCCTGTTTCTTCAGCACCGGGTCGGGGTTGGGGAGATAGTTTGCCAGCCCCGCAAAATCTATGCTGCGGTGCCGGGGGGCTATTTCGTCGGCCAGTGATTTCGGAGTTCGTGCCATGGGTTCCTCTTTGTTGCGCTTCGCTACGTTCGATCGCTTCGCTACGTTCGTTGTTACGATTCGAACGTTTCGAACGCGGCGTTAGCCGCAACGAACGCGCGAAGCGCAACGAACGCGGCGTCAGCCGCAACGAACGCGGCGTTAGCCGCAACGAACATCTAATACCGTGCCAGCATCGATGCCGCGGCCCGGGTGCCACGGCTCGCCACCAGCACCGGGCCGGCGGCATGGTCCGCGGCATGGATGGCCAGCATGTGGGCCCAGAATTCGTCGGCGTGGCCCACCTCGGAGCGATCGGCGTCGAACCGGGGGTTGCCGGCTACGGTGGTCACCTTGCGCACGGCGTGGTGAGACTCCCGGATGGCCCGATCAGCCGGGATCCGCAGCAGCCGGTCCTCGAACTTCTGTTTGCCCGCCGTGGCCAGGGTCTGCTTTACCGCCGCGCTGAACAGTACCCCTTCCACCCGGGTGGAGCCGTAGAGCCGCTGGGCGTCCTCGACCATCTTCTCTCCCATGCCGGTCTGGTCCATGCAGAGGCGCAGGACGTTGTACCGGCGCATGATCCGGGCCAGCTCCCGGTCCTGTGCCGCGAAGCTGGCCCCCTTCATCCGCACCACCTCCCGGGTCCAGAGGGTATCGGCCACCTGCTCCACCACCCAGATGACCGTGAGGTCGCGGCGGCGGCCGATGTCCATCCCCGCGTAGCAGGGACCGCCGGTGTAGGCCGCGGGGTCCCCCGCCCGGTCATGCTCGCAGCCGGTGATCAGCTCCCAGGTGAGCCAGGCCGTGGCCTCGTCGATGGGGTTGCACAGGTACTCCTGCTGGAAAGTCTCCTCGTCGCCGGCGATGTCCCGGCACTCCTGGACGAAGGCCTCCCGCTCGGCGGGGGTCAGCGCCCGGCCCCGGATCCTGTCCGCCAGCCCCTGGGCCACCGCGTCGACGATTGTCGTGGTGTGGAGGCTCCACCCGTTCCCCTTGCGGGCATCCTCCACCATGCGGTAGTAGCGGTTCCCCTTGCCGTTGTAGGTGGAGAGCACCCGCACCGGGTATCCCCAGGTGATGACCGGAGCGGCAGCCCGCCAGAGCTCCTCGGGCTGCCGGTGGAAGGCGAACTCGTCGAGGACCAGCTTTCCCCCCTTGGAGCGGAACGCCTTGGGGTTGGAGGAGAGGGCGTTGATCCGCTTCCCCGTGGCAAAGGCGATGGTGTAGGCCTTGATCTCCTGGTCGGAGTCGATGATCGTCTCTCCCAGGTACTCGCCGGCCAGCCGCAACAGCCTCGCCCACCGGGAGCAGTACTGGATGTATTCGTAGGCCGCCGACTGGTCGGCGGAGGAAAACCAGACATCCATGGGGCCGTCCTGCCGGGCGGCGTCGCGCACATCCTCGTAGCTCTGCACGTAGGTCATGCCGATCCGGCGGCTCTTTTCCTTGATCTTCATGCGCGACTCGTCCAGGAGCCAGCGCACCTGATAGGGGAGGAACCACTTGGACGCGGGGGCGGCGGTCGTCATCTAAGTATCCCCAGGAGCTCTTCCTCAATGAGCTTCAGGAACTCGGCGCTGGCGCCGGCCTTGGTGGCGATGGTCTTCACGTTCTCCGCCGCGGCCTTCACCCGCTTTTCCAGATCCAGCTTGTACCGCTCCCGCTGCACGCTGGAGGACTGGATTTTGCCGATCTCGCCGAGGATCTTCGGCACGTCGGCCACCTGGATGGTTCCCTTGGTGAGGGCCTCCATGGTCTGCTGGAGCGCCAGATTGGCCACCGCCTCTTCGAGGGCGAGCCCTTCCCCCACCTCCCCCTTCATGCTCCGGGCCTGGTCGATGGCGATCCTGAGCCGCTGGTAGCTCTCCAGATACTCCTTGCCGTAGCGGCCGATGGACGAGCGGGAGAGGTCGTACCCCTTGGCGGCGAGGAAGTCCCGGATCTCGTCGTAGGTGACGCCCGGCTCCAGCAGCAGCCGGTCCACCTCCTGGCGCAGCTCCGGGGGCAGGTCGGTCAGCACCCGGCTGTGACGGCGGACGGTGCTCACTGCCCCAGCTCCCGTTCGATGGTCCGGATCTGCTCCAGCACCTCCGTCAGCTCGTGCTGGGCCCGGATGGCGTGGGCCAGGTGGAGCTGGGCCTTCTCCAGCTCGATCTCCATGAGCGGAGTCACGGCACTGGCGGCCAGCAGCTCCCGGGCCGCCTTGATGCTGGCGTCGGCCGACAGGGTCAGCTCGATCCGCCGCTGTTTAAGCCGGCTCAGCTGCTCTTTCAACTGCAATACAACGCTCATTCAACGCTCCTTTTGTGCGCATTCGATGCGCCCCTGCGCCTTTC